TTGCCGCCCTTGGCGTCCTCGAGCGCGTTGTAGGCGGCTTCGGCGGCGGCCGGATCGCGACCAAGCTGCTCGGCGAAGCGGGTTTCGATCGCGCGGTGCTCGGGCGAGAGGGGCCGCGTCGAGCGTGGGATCTCGGCCGTGAGGTCGGCGGCCGCCGTGACGGCCCGATTGGCGTCGAGCGCCTGGAGCTCGAGCGGGATCTGCGGCGGGGGCGTCGCCTCGCGCGGAATGAAGTTCGCCTCGAGGATCTCCGGGCTCGGCGCGACGCGCTCGCCGGCCAGGATCGCCTTGATCGAGGCTTCGATCTGCTCCTGGTGCGCCGCTCCATCGGCGACGGTTGCCGGCGTCCCTGGCGCGGTGTCCTGCTGGAAGTGCTTGGCGTTGAGCGTCGCATTGGCCGCATCGCGCTCGAGGGGCGTGACCGGCCCGGTCAGGTGCGCGTGCACGCCCCAGGCGACGCCCATGAGCGTGTCGAGCGCCGCGCCGGTCATGTCAAACGGGTTGTAGCCTTTGGCGAGCTCCGGGTAGCCGGTCTGCTCTAGGAGCTGCTGTTGTGCGAGCGCCGCGCCGCGCCCGAGCGCGAGATTACCGGCCGCGCCACTGGCGATGCGCGTAAGGAGCGTCTTGCCGAGGAATGGGATCTTAAAACCGGCGGCGTTGGCTGCACCCTCGAGAACGCCGCCGGCGACGGCGACGTCGGGGTTTACGCCGGCGCGCGCCAGGTCCATTGCCCCGCTCGTGACCGTGGTCCCGAGCATGAGGGCCGGGTTCCCGCCGCCCAAGGCGAGTTCCGTGAGCCCTTCGGTCAGTCCGCCGAGCACCTGGCCGGCGGTGCCGACCTCCCTGGCGGTAGGGGTCCAGTAGTCGACGGCGTTCTGCAAGGTCGGGTCAATCCCCCCGAAATAGGTGTCGGTGAGTTCGCCTGGGCGTTTTCCGAGGAGCGGCTCGGCAACACCTACGGCGGCGCTGCCGGCGAGCTCCGCGCCGCGCGCCACTTTGACCAGTGCTCTCGGTACCGCCTCCCCGACGCCAGAGGGGATGCCCTCCCAAAAGTCCGCCGGCGAATTGGCGAGCTGATCGAGGGAAATCGGATTAGCGGCCGAGCGCGCGTCAGACTCGCGCTGGCCCGCCTGGTCGAGCCCGAATACGTCGCTCACTGGGGCGGCGCCGGCAGCCGAGGGTCGACATTGAGGACAACCGGCTTTCCTCCGATCGTCAGATAGGACCGGCCGACCTTGACCTTGTAAGTGCCTGATCCGTAATTCTCGAGCCCCAGGCGAGCGAGCTGATCGCCCCCGAGCCCCTCGACACTCGAGCCCTTGACCTCGCGCGTGCCGACCTGGGCTTGCCAGGCGCGTTGGACCGAGTTCTCGAACGTCGATTTATCCATGCCCCAGGGCGCCACCACGCGCCCGTTGCCGTTGTAGTCGACCACCTGGCCGAGCGTGGCCGTGATCGCCTCTTGCAGAATCTTGCTGTCGACGTCCTGGGCATTGGCCGCCAGGCGGCCGGCGGCATCGGCCTTGCCGACGTAGTAGGCCTTGACGTTCTGGAACGCGATCTCGGCCGCGCCCGACCGGCCGGCGAACGCATCGCCCACCGCATCGGCAAACGCGGCCTGGAGGGGCGCCTGATCGGGAAGGTACAGCCCGAGTTTCGGGTGCCCGTCCTGCGCCTTGTCGGATTTGGTCGGGTTGATGATCGCCTCGCCCCGTAGCATCGTGCGCGCCACATCGGGGCTCGTGGCCAGGACGTCACTGGCGATCCAGTTACGTTTTAGCGTGACGTCACGCTGCCGGCTGGCGATCAGGCCGGCCGAGGCCTTGACCGGGGAGTCGGGCGCGATCTGCGCCATGATCGCGTTGTAGGTCGAATCATCCCCGGCGGCGTTGCGGAGCGCCCCGAACATCGAAACGGACTGGTCCGCGGTGGCATTGGTGAGCGCGCCAGCCAGGCTCGCCGCCTCTTGCGGCAAGAGCGGGCGGTTGAGCACGGTCGGCCCGTACTGCTTTTGCATCGTGGCGATCGTCGTCTCGCGCGCGCTGAGCTGCTTGGCAAAGACGTCATTGCTGCCGGGCACGAGCATCTGCGACCAGTCGAGCGCCTCGACGTCCTGACCCGTCCGCTGCGCGTTGAACAGGAGCGGCGCCTGCTGCATGGTGTTGACGTTTTTCGTGACCGCCTGCGTGAGCCGGGCGAGATTGGCCTGCTCGCGCACCGTCCCGCCCGACTGGTCGATCTTGGCGGCCTTGTCCTGCACAAAGGAAATCTGCTGCGCCGGCGGGAGCCTGAGCACGTCCTGAATCTCGTTCTGGTCTTTGAGCACGTCACCAAAGTCCGCGGCGAAGCTGGTCCCACTCACCCGCGCCGCCCAGTTCGCCATTTGCTCGGGCGGGGCCGGGACGCCGGTGGAAATCTGCCGGTCAATCTCGTACATGGCGCGCTGCGCGTCCGCTTCGCGCCGGTCGGCCAAGTGATCGAGTCGGTTTTGCAACACGTCGATGCGGTTTGTGACCTGGGCGAGCACCGCGTTACGCTTCGTGCCGTCGAGCTTGTCGGTGTAATAGCCGTCCTTGGCCGAGAGTTCGCGCTGCAGGGCCTTGAGGCCCTTCATGCTGTCGGTGACGTTGATCGCAGCGTTGACCGCCTGGTTGTAGCGCGTCTGGTCAGTCCAGTTCTGGATTGCGGTGTCGACCTCGGTGGGAGAAACGCCGGCGGCTCGGCCCACCGGCGCGAAGGTCTGCCCCTGGGCGATGATCGCATCGACGTTGGCGCCGGGGAGGTTCGCGAGCTTGCCGAGCTTATCCAGCCCGCTGGTGAACTGATCCTTGAAGTTCTGACGGTGCGCGACGTCGATGAGCCCGTCGATCTTAAAGCCCGCCTCGCCGACCACCCGTTGAGCACCTCGGGAGTACGCGGCCGAGGCCTCGGGGGTCAGGTGATCGACGAGGGGGGGTTGAAGGGTGGCCACGCCCTTGTCGAACTGGGCGCGGGCGTCCTCGGGTTTGATCGTACCCGTGGCGAGCCCATCGCGTACAGTTTCGACCTGCTGCTCGATGGCGAGCTGGTGATCGAGCAAGTTGTTGGAAGCGGTCGCGGCCGCGGCCTGCTGGCGCATTTGACCCGCCTGGTAGCCCGTGGAAACCAGGCTCTCGCCCAGGCGTTGCGCAGCCTGGTATTCAGGCTCGATATTGGGGAGCGGCGCAGGCGCGGTGCTGCTGAGCCCAAAATTTCCGAGATTGATTTTTCCCATTAGGCGAGCGCCAGGAAAGCACCGTACGCCCCGAGTGCAGAGCCGGCGGCATTTAGTAAGCCGGAATTGCTCGCCGCCCTCGCGCTTTTTCGGGCGCTGGCGGCCGCGGCCTCGCCCGAGGCCATCGCGTTGAGAGCGTCGACCTCGGCGTTATGGCTGATGTACTGCGCGGCCACGCGGGGCGAGCCCGAACCCACATCGACCCCGGAGGCCGCATAGTCGGCCGTGGCGCTGCTTAGAGTTTCCTTGGCCAGGCGCCGAATCGCCGCGGCGCGCTGGCGCGCCTCGAGCACGAGCTGATCGGCGCTTTTCGAATAGCCGGCCGCCTGAGCCTGGCCGCCGAGCACGGAGCTGCCCGCAGAAGCAGCGCCTCCGAGTTCGATCGCGGTGGCCGGGTCACACATAGCTATAGGCTAGTCCGATTGAGTTGCGCTTGAATCCTACGTGCTCATAGACCCTGGCGCAGGTCTCGAAATCCAGGCCCGTGGAACTGCCCGCCAGGCACTTGATACACCCGCGCTCGCGCCCCCAATCACGAAACTCGGTGACGAACTGAATCGCCAGAAGGCTACCGCGACGGCGCGGGCGCACAAAGAGTCCGAGCTCGGTGGCCACAATCGCGGTGCTGGCCCAGTGCTCGCCCGCCATGCCGAGCATGATGCCTACGAGCTCTCCCGCGCGCTCGGCCACGCGCACAAAGCCGTCAGGATTGTGGAGCAACGCGGAGACCAGGGAGCGGATTTTCTCTGGAGCGTAGCCCAGCTCTCGATAGTGGGGCGACTCGTCGAAAAACTGCTGCCCGAGTTCGATAATGCCCTCGAGATCGTCGGTGGTGGCGTTTCTAATCATTGACCGTAAACTTCCGAATTACCGAGAGGATGTGAAACGGAAAGGGTCTCGAGCTTGTAAATGTGACATCGGACACCCCGCGCTCGAATCCGAGGTTGTCGAGGCGCTTGAGGCCCGTCACGGCCGGGGCCGACTGATCGAGCAGGCTCGAGCCGAATTTCTTGCCGGTGATTTCCTTGCCGTTGCATATCAAGGTCGCCGTATCCTTCAGGCGCACCGTGATTTCACTCGTGCGCATGGCATTCCCCTGGGCGCTGCCGGTATTGTTGCCGGCCTCGGGCGTGAGCATTTTGACAAGAGCCGTGAACGGAATCCCGACTCGCACCGCGCTTACAGCATTGGCGAGGGTGATCGAGCCTCCCGTGACGACGAAATCCCCGAAATGGATCCCGCTTCCGTCACTATTGAGCACGTAGGCGCTCACGGTTTGGCCTTCAAGATGCGAGAGGCCGCCCCACACCGTCTGCGGGCTACCCGAGGTGAGCGCGATCGAGCAGTCGGTCGCTACGCTCGAGTCGTAAATCTCCAGATATTGCACCGTCACCCCGCCTACATTGCGCCGGGTCAGAAACCAGGTCTGGTCGCCGTTGGGCGCCGGAATTACGGCCACGCTCGAAACGACCGCACCGCTTATAAACTGGCGGGCCCAGGCGTTAATCGTGGCCGATTCCGAGGTGGTGAGGGTGGCGAGCACCCCATCGGCGCGTCTGCACCACATCAGAGGGTCGGGCTCTTGTTGGTAGGCGAGTTGTAAAAAGCCGTACGTCAGCGAGCCTGGCGAGCGGCTCACGTGCTCGGACAGAAATGTCACATCGGGCGCATCGTAGCTGTTGTATACCTGGTCGTACACGAGAGAGCGGAACTTCAAGCCGGCGCGCTGCACAAATCCTATAAATTTGGCATACCGCACCGGGCGCACGGCGGCCGCGCCGAAATTGGTCTGGTTGTCGACTTGCACATTGGTCGGCGTTAGAGGTTTTTCAACGCCCCCGCGCACGACGAACTCACCGGCCGGGGTGAGCGCGACGAGGGCGGTACTGGCCGCGAGGGCGACGATCGGGTTGACCTGATCGGAGGCGAGCGTGTACTCGAAGGCATCCGAGTCGAGCGGGCCGATCGTGAAATCGAAGTACGCCCCGACCGTCGAGCCCCACAAGGTCTGAGGCTGTGCGGGGGTTCCGGCCGCGCACAAGCGTTGCTGAAAAAAGGTTCCGCAGCGAGGATAACCGTTGGCGCCGCCCCACACGGCTGCTTTGAGTGTCCAGGCGAGCGCGGGCTGAGCGACGGGAGTCGTGCCTACCATCACCTCGATGATTCGCGCCGAGACCACAAGGGCGCTCGTAAAGATCGTAATTTTAAGCAGGCCGCCCTGCACTTCGACATACTTCCCCACATCGCTCGAGCGCCAGGTGTTGAGCGCAGAGGCGGTCAGCGTAACGATCGTTCCGACCGGCCCGACCGCGCTCGGGGTGATCGTTTCCTGGGGCGTGCCCCCGAGTGTCCAGACGCCCGAGGGCAGATTCACGCTCTGGAAGGCCGTGTTAATCGTAATCGTGACGACCGTCGCGCTCGTAAATCCGGTAATGGTGGCAAAACCACCCTGGTAGGAGAGCGTTCGACCCACATCCGAATTGAGAAATACGCCCGCGCCAGCGGTTGCCGTGCGCCCGGTGCCCACCGTGGCGAGCGAGAGGGTGAGCGTGGTGGCAAAGCTATCGCCAATCTCGGAGAACGGGAGCGGGTCGATCGGGCAAGCATCGAACACCCAAAGGATATCGCTAAAGCGTCGGAGGCGCTGCGGGGCGAATGACTGGTGGAAAAAAATCATCGTATCTGCGCCCTGGCAGTAGTAGAGCGCATTGACAACCGACTGCGCGTAGGGCGTTGGGATTTCCACACTCAGATAGGCGCCATTTTTGAACACGCGAATATAGAAATCCCCGACCTCGAGCATGTAGGCGTTGGCGATATCAACGACAAAGGGAATGAGCGCGGCCATGAGCGTGTTTTTGGTCGGCTGCACGTAGCTCGTGCCGTAGCGGCGCATGCACCCGCCCTGTACCACCGGTAGCGCGTTCTGCATGATTTCGACGGCGTTCTGGTACTGCGGAAGGTTCACGCGCCCGAATAAGCGCGGGGAGAGCTCACCACCCGAGAAATCCGTTTGGATGATGGTCGAGCGCGGCATGGCGCTATTTCACAAGGCCAATGCCACCCACGAACCTCGAGCCAAGCAATCGAAAATCGCCTAGGGTCTCGGGCGAATCGTCCTGGCCATCGACCGCACGGGCGCGTTTTAAGAAATTGGCGAGCTCGGCCTGGGCCGAATCGGCGACCGCTTGGCTCATCGTAATCGGATAAGCACAGGCCGCCTTGACGGCGAGGGTCATAGCCGCGACCAGCATCGAGTCCCAGGTCGATTCATTCGTGTTCTGGAAGATATAGCGGAGCAGGCAGGGATTGTCGTTGCTCAACACAAAGCGCCCTTCGATACGAAACTCGACCTCGTAACCGTACTCACCCACCGAGAGGGTCTTGAGCCAGTCGGCCGGGAGCGGGAAGCGATAGGCCCAGTCGAAGGGCGGAGCCACCGCATCGGGGGCGAGCGAGACGCGAGCGATCGCGCAATTCCAGGGGTGCGATCGCAGGAGCGCGTCGCGGATTTCTGGATAGAGGTTACTGGCAAGCGCAGCGCGGTCGGTCGGGTCGTTGTATAGGTCATTGATGACCTGAGCGCCAAGCATGAGCACGGCATTCGAGCAAATGCTGGTCGCGGTAGCCATTGCGGTACTCCTTCAACAAAAACGGGGAGCGGTTCCCCGCTCCCCGTGCATCACCACCGATCCGACGGGGGCCTGTCGGCTCAGTTGTTTGCCACGTAGAACAGCATCAACACAATGCGCTGCGTTGCCGGGGAGCCGGCACCAGCGACCACCGAGCGAACCTCCGAGTCATCGGTCGTGGCGCCCGGATTGGCCGCCGCCACTTCATAACCGGCCGAGGCCGCGCTTACGAGGTTGAGCGGTGGCTGCAGGCTGGTCGTGCCGGCCGCGTTAATTGCGGTCGCCGCCAGGTAGCGCGTCGCGAGCTGCACATCACCGACGTTGATGGTGCAAGAGGCCGTGCCCGCGGTGTAGGTCAGATACCCACCGACTAAGACCGAGCCCTTGGGCAGGTAGCCCCATTGCACGACGTCTGCGATCGACAGCGTGGCGGTAAGGCCATCGTTCCACACGCTGCGAAGGATTCGCAGCTCTCCGTCTTGCTGGTTGCCTCTGAGGTAGCTCTGCGGGGTCGCAGCACGACCAGCAGCACCCGACGCTTGAACAGTTGCCATAAATTAACTCCTGATAGGTTGCTGTTGGTTTAGGCGCAGTCGACCTGTACGATTTTTTCTTCTTCAGTTCGCACGCTGCCAATGCTCATCTTGGCGTACACGCGAGTATTGAAGCCCTTGCCCGGATCCTCTCCGACTCGGGTCATGATGTTCTCGCCCTGTCCGTAGGTAAGCCCGCTCTTTGCCCACGCGAAACAGGAACGAATACCACCGGAAATGGGCAGCCGCTCGCTCGGCACCCAGGTAAAGCCCGCCCATTTCTGGTTGATGTTGCCTTCCTGCAAGAGCCGCAGCAGTACGAAATCCTGATTGGTCAGGGTCGTGTCCGATAAAATGTCGTTGAGCTGCTTGCTGCCGTAGGCGAAATAGAGCTCCTCGCCATTGAACTCGTCCGCTTCGTTGGCGCGGAAAATCTGCTTGGTCTGGATGATCTTCGCTTTGGTCAGTCCTGTGCCGCCGTTGGCAATCTTCTGGCCCGAGGTGAGTGCGACGTTGGTGCCCGTGGCTCGCGCATTGCCGAGCGCGGCGGCGATGATCACATCGTCTTTGGCTCGATTGAGGCCCTGCACCATGGCCTGCACGTATTCCGATTTCGGATCGACCAGCATGCGGATCTTGTCCTGGTCGTCGATCATGTCGCCATCTTCCCAGTCGAAAAGGTCAATAAACCGGGTCGAGTGCGGCTGATCATTCAGCGGGGTATCGCTGTGGCGCACGAGGCGGCGCTGCGCGGTGCGTTGGCCCAGGCGATTGATGGATTTTGAAATACCCACAATGCCGAGCTCAGGGCGCACCAGGGTCTCGAATCGCGAGAGCTTTTGCTGCGCGACGTGCGTGAAGTTGTCAGCGAATTGCTGAACAAAGGCTTCAGTGATGAATTGGGACATGAGGCTGACTCCTGGGTTGAAACGACTCGCGTCGCCTGAACTCAGGGTGTTCGGGGCTCGCCCCCGGCCTGGATGTCGCCGGGCGCCGCCGGCTTAGAGCGGTGCCTCTCGACGAGCTAATCGGGTATTCCGTCCGCCACGACGGGCCGTTGACGCGGGAGGTTGCCACCGCGCAGCGGTCGGGTTCCCGACTATTTGGAATTTAGCCCGTGAGCGCCGGGGCGCGCCGATCCGGATAGCGTCGATTGTAGAGCGCGGTTTTCTTATCGAGCAGCGCTTGTCGCCCTTTGGTGTCGCGCTCGGGCACCTTCTCGAGCTCGGCGTCGATCGCCTTGCACTGGCTCTCGAAATCGCTCGGCACGATGCCGGTGCCGGCCGGCAAGCTCCCGTCCTCGCCCATTTGCGTCGAGAGCGCGGCCATCGCCCTGCAAAACATGACGTTGTTGCCCAGTCCCGCGTTCTCGAAGTCCTCCCAGGTGAGGCCCATCGACTTCGCGAGAGTCGTGGCCGCCCGAAGGCCGGCGGCCATGTTGGTTCTGAGATCGGTGGGAGTTGCCCACACCTTGCCAAGCTCGGCGATTACCGCATCGTTGCTCAAGGCCTGGGCGCCGGCGACGAGTCCAGGGGCGGTCTCAAGGTACTTGTTTATGACGTAGTTGACCTGCTTGTTGGTCATGCCCTGGCTGTGTGCGCCCTTGAGGAAATCCGCGGTCTGCGGATCCTTTCGGAACTCGGCCACATCGAACCCCTTGGGGCCCTCGAGCTCGTACTTATCGGACGTTTCGGGCGGCAGACCCACTTCGACCATGCGGGCGGTCAGCTCCTTGTGCGCCTTAGCGATCGCCCTCGCGCTCTTGGCCTCGTCGATTTTTCCGTCCGCATCCTTGACCTGATATTTCTCGGGGATCCAGTCCTCGGGCTTTTCCGCGACCGAGCCCATGGCCGAGGCGCCTGGTGCTGCGCCGCTTCCCTTTGTGTCGGAACCCCCGGCCGCGCCAGCGGCGGCCGCTGCAGCCGCGGCGATCGCTGCGGCGTCGTTAGTCCTGCTGGCGCCTGCGGCGCCTGTTGCTGCATCAGTCATAAAGCCCCCTGCTTGATGTCACGTGTAGAAAAATAGCATCGTGTCGGCGGCATTGGCCATACCGAGAACGAGTTGACCCTGATCCTGATTGAAACTGAGATCGTGAAACATGACCTCCGTGCCGGGAACCGCGGCGATTGCGAATGTGTGAAGCACGGTCGAGCCCTGCTTGACCGTCACGGCCGCCGCGAGGTTCGCCGTGCCCCCGACGCGCACCGCGCGCAGGTTCAGGAACCCTAAGTTTTGATCGACCGCCACGCCGGTAATTACTTTAACTCTCATGTTTCGGCTTCCTCGAAAGTGTCTTCTTCCTCGACATTGGACTTGGCAACGATGTACTCAATCACGCTACGGGCGCCGGCCCTGAAATCGCTCCTGCGAATCCCGTCGATTCCCCCGTCGTAGACCGGCGGGCGGGCGAACTTGCGCGTTAGATGCTCGAGGATCCGCTCGCCGAGCGGGGAGCCGACGAAAAGGCTCGCGTACTCTTGTCCGGTCGGCTCGACTCGCGCGCTCTTGGGCATGTGTGCCGAGGCTAGTGACTCGGCCGGTCGGGTTCCCGACCACGTGTTTGACGGGCTGAAGGCCCGAATAATCGCCCGGCACAAATGAGCGCACCTGGTAGGTGTCCACGACGACGTGCTGGCGGGCGAGCTCTTGGGCAATCTTCCGATCGGATGCTCGAGCCTGGCGCATGCGAGTCTTGGCCCGCTCGCGAATCTGCAAGAACTCTCGCAGTAGCGCCCACTCGACCCTTGTCACGGGCCGGCGGCGCTTGATGCGGTAGTCGACGACGTACCAGGCCTCGATCGAGCTGGCGAGTAGCTGCGGAATGATCGGCTGGCTCGAGTCCAGTTTCAGTGTGTAGCCGAACTCAACGGGCCCGACCTTGTTGTTGGTTCGGAGCCCGAAGCCGCGCACGACGAGAGTCACGTCATGCGCTCGCGCCGCTCTGCGCCCTGGCCGCGGTAGAGCTGCGTGGCCGTAGCGTTCTCGAAAATCTGGCCCTGGAGCAACACCGTGGTGCCATCATCATCGTAAAGCGTGGCGATCCCGGTGCCAGGGTCCGTAATGAATTTGTTGCGGTTGAGTTTGGTCTGCAGGAGCGCAAGCGCGGCCACATCATCGACCTGGTTCGCCTGGATGGTGAAATCATCGAGCGTGTCTGCGCCCCCGACTCCTGCGACCACCGCGGCACAGTCCACGCGAATGTCCTGGCCAGCGGCAAAGCCGTTGCCCGTGGTGCAGTCAATCTGCACCTGGTAGCGGCCGGTGGCCAGGCCCGTCACGGTCGGAAGGTAGCCGAGTGAAACACCGTTCGCGTACACGAGCACCGTGGGCAGCACGTCCGCGTCCTGGCGGGCGCCAGTGGAGGGGTTGGCGGTCGAGAATCCAACGTATTTAGTGGTTCCAAGTTTGATGATGCTCACTTGAAATGCCTCACGATATAGGAACCGATCACACGGAACCGGACGCCTGGAGGGCTCGCGGCTTGCTGTGGCGTCAGGTTATTCGGGTTCCAGGCCTGGCGCCAGGCGTAGAGGCGCGTGGCGAACTTCGGCGCTTCCATCGGCTCTCGCATCACCACCGTCTGCTGAGAGAGCGAGAGGCTGACGGGCCCAAGCCAAGAGCGGGGCAGGCGCGGCCAGGCGGCGGGAAGGCGAAAGTCGTCCCACAATCCTGGTGGCAGCACGGCCAGCGATATCCCGATCGGAACACCTTGCACCCAGGACTGCAACAGGGGCGTTGGCGCAATAGGGAGTTTGAAATCTGTCCAGTTCGCCGCGCTCGGGAGCGCGAGGGTCGAGGCGAGGAGATTCTGCGTCCACCCTTGCGGGATTCTGGAGGGGGAAAACTGCGGGGCGTCCATCGGGCCGCGCAGGACGACCGTTTGCTGCGTGCCCGAAAAGCTCGGGGATTGCGTCCAGGATTGCAGGAGGCGATTGGGCGCAAAGTAAGGGGCGTCCATCG